CCAGAACTTGGCGATGCGCTCGAACGATTTGTCGGCTGGCCCGTGGTCGTTGTGCCGGTCATTGCTAATTAGCGAGATGGCCTCTTCGAGTATCAACTCAGATTTTTTCATAGCGTCCTCAGTGCTTGGTGGGAAAGGGGATGACATTCTCGTCGTCAAAGTCGTCAGAGAAATCTTGAAAGTGCTCGAAGTACGCAGCCACCATTGCCATGATCTGGTCCTCGGGCATGCTCGATACGGCGCACATAGCTCGCACTAAATCACGTAGAAAATGCTTGGTTGGATCTGACACATCCAACACGTCGGATTCCACCGGCATCACCGAGAAGCTGATGTCACCGTTTTTTTCGTCCTCTTCTACTTGAATTAGAACTGCGAGTTGATTTGCTTGCAGGCTTAAAAAATTCTTCATACGCGTCATTGATTTTTTCCTCGGCAATCCAGGCCGCTGGAATACTGTAATCCGCATATCTAAATGAATTAGCGTCGCACCACATAGCATATGTGGTCTTGCTGCCTTTGCGGATCTTCTGTCGGGAGTTGTAAAATACAAAACGGATATCCAACTCGGGATGACAGTCGCGCACCCAGAGGTGCTTCTGCCTATCCTCGACAGTGAAGATACCTTTTGTTTCGACGATCACGCCGTTGGGGAGTACGAAGTCGGGCGTGTACACCCGATCTTTCGCGGGCTGTATGTAAGGTATTTTGAGAGCCTCGTATGCACCGGCGACACCGGCGTCGATTAGCTCTTTCGCCACCCTACCTTCTAGGCCACTTCGGTAGCCTTTTTTTAATTGATAATTAGAGCTTGTCACCGCTGCGCAGTTTCAACGGATTCAAGTCAGCCATGGACTCTTGATACTCTGTAAACATATCGACGGCCTTCGCAGTTTGCTTGGCTAATTTAATCTGTATACGTTTACTACGCTCCATCGATAATTGTTTTACGTCATTAAGAGCGTCGGTTAACATCCTATCGATGGCTTCGTCAGAGCGTTCCTGCAACGGGATAGTCGTACCCGGCATGTAATCGTAGTCTTGTTCCTCGTCATGCATATGCTTTCTCCTGCTCTGGTATATTATTGAGTTCTGTGTAGCTCACCATCGGCTTGCTCTTCGCCTTGGAAAACACAGACTCGCGCTCTTGCAGCGTAGGCCAACACTCAAACCGGTACTTACACCACGAGCACGTGACGCCTAGCTTGCGATTGCCGGTGAGCGCTTTGTTGAATGTCTCCTCGACATCCTCGAAACAACGCTCAAACGGGGCATCGGATTTTAATTTATCTATTTTATTTTTGAGGTCTTGTAGCCGGCGCTCTTGGGTAACGTCTGTGTCAAGCGCCTCGATCAGATTGATTTGACCAGTCGCAATGTTCACGGCCCAGATGCCGCCCGGTAGGTTGTCGTGGCCCTTCGCGTAGACATGTAATTGATCTACATACCCAAACGCGTCGTCTTCCTTGAGCGCGCCCCACGATTCAAACTTTTTCTTGAAGGCCCAATCGCTGCACGATTTAACATCGTAGACCTTGCCGTCGATCTTCAGGTCGTACTCACCGTTGATTTGCTCGCCGGCGACATCAGCCGTGACCCGCCCGCTGCTCTCGTAGTTAGGAACGCCAGCCTCACGTATCACGCCCTTCAGCACGGCCTCTACGATGTCACCAAGGACCATGCGCATCAGGAAGTTGTAGTCCGGGTCGATACTGGGTGCGCCTGCCTTCTCCATCTGTAGTTGGCAGAGTGGGCGCCCAATGTTACTCGGGCGCACCTTAAATTTGTTATCGCGTTTCTCAACAAACTGCTTGCGCAGAGCGGCGCGCATGTCTTCTAAAACTACGTCAATAGTTTCGTCGGACATCTCGGTGTCGCCACGCAGGTTGCGTTGCAACCACAGCACGACCCGCGCGAGGTTAGGTTCCACGCGATCTACTCGTCATCTACTTCGAGTTCAAGATACTCATCGACGACGTTGTCCTCCGCGTCGAGCATGGCAGACTTATGCTTCTCCATCACCTTGCTATTGATGCCGCCCACGTAATCCGTGAAGCGTTGCATCAAGGCGATGGCATCGTCGTCAAACTGATGCTGCACACCCTCTTCGATCTTGCACGACAAGTCGTAAAACGTAACACCGCCCTTCACTTCAAACGGCAGCAACGTGACGCTAACAGAGTTTGGCGAGACCCGCTTCGAGTTCCACAGCTCTCTGTAGAAGTTGACCAGCGTGCGACCAGAAGTCTTGTTCGATAGCTCCATCTCAACGGGGAGTTGCATACTGACGCTGCTACCGGTCTGGTCTTTGCCCTCAATGCGGACCTCGCCAAAGAAGATCGCCATTTGGCGACACGATTTGATAAACTCTTGCTCGTCCTTCGGCAACTCTTTCCAGTTGCGAATGTAGCCGACGGGCCGTCCGCACTGGTATTTGCCATCGTCTGACGGCGCTTCGTCTTGCAACGATTTGATGAGGATCGAGTGCGTGTAGCTACCCTTAACTGTGTCGCCGTCCTTGTTGCGCCGCACCGCATCTGCGTCATACCGCTTGTATCTGAAGTATTGTTGATAGAGCCGCAACGATATAGACGGTGCGTAGATCTTACCAGCAAGTGGATCGTCGATACTAAACTCACCAGCTAAAGCAATTAAATCTGTGCCGTTCTTCACGTTGTCTCGCAAGATCCGTACACGTGGGATAACATCCCGTGCCATGTCCTCGGCAGCGAACTGGTCTGCAATCGATTGCAGGTACTGAGCTTCAGCGTCGTTGGGTAGCACTAGCGCTGTCATTGTTTCCCCCTTGGAAAAGGTTTCGTGCTCAAGTTGCGATAGTTATATTCAGATCGCATCCAAAGTCAACTGATTTAATGGACGGTAACCTATTTCGTGCGAGGGCAAATGTGTAAGGTTGTCGCAGCGACTTGTCAGTGCATGTCTAGCCAGTTATTTCCAACCTTTTGTTCAATCAAAAGAGGGACATACAGGTCTATATCGAACGTCGTTTTTATGAGGCGCTCGATGTTTTCCGGGCTTAATAGCTCGTCCAGCAGCAGCGTGATCTCAATTACCTCGTCCGGCGGCACGTCAAGCAACACGCTATCGTGAACGGTGTTGATAATCAGCGCGCGCCTGTTGTCTGCGCGCAGCGCGTCACGCAAGTGGATGAGGCAGGCGGGCACGAAGCAGGCCGTAGCCACTGACTGGCAGGGATAGTTCTTGATTTTCGTGGACCCGGATGCACCGCCTGACGGCGTGCGCTTGGCATCAGGGAACGCGAACTCTCTGCCTGTCGGTAATTTAATTAGTTTAGTCCGGATTGCTTCGTCTTGCAGTGCGCCATGCCAGCGCCGTATCCCTTCGTACTTGTCCACGAAGTGCGTGTTGTACGCACGCTCTGCCGGTGTGCCGCTCACGCTGCCGTACAGTGGCGCGAACGTCCGCGACTTAGCCTCCTGCCTCGTGGTTGGCTGCCCGTTCGTGGTCAGGTAATCAGCGGTGTACTGGTGTACATCGAACCCGGTAAGGATCTCGTGCTTCGCAGTCTCATCCTGTGCCAGGTGCGCCGCGACGCGGAACTCTAGCTGGGCGAAGTCAAACTCGATTAGCTGACCCTCGGGAAAGCGGGACACAAATGCTTTCTTCACAGGGAAGGTGCCCGCTCTCGGCATGTTCTGTAAATTGGGGCTCGATGACGATAGCCTGCCGGTCGCTGTGCGGCACTGGTTGAACTCCGCGTAAAGATAGCCGTCGAGCATGCGTTTGTGGATGCCCTCGACAAAACTACTTAGATAAGTGTCGAGTGCACCGAGCCTCTCTACCTTTTTGATGAAGGACAACGCCTCCTCAAACTTCATGTTTGGGCGCGCCTGCATCACGCTCTCTAGCTGTCGGGCTAAGGATTGCAGGCGGTTTTTGTCCGTGCTGAACCCGCCGGCGGTGGCCCACTGGCTGTTGGGCGGGTTGATTTTAAACCCTGCCAGTGTCGGGGTCGCTTGGTAGCGGGTGCCTACGCCGCCGCACTCTGCGCACGTCTGCCCTCGCTTGTACTTTGTGCCGTCCTTGCGGGTCTTAAATACCTTGCCGGTCCCATCACAAGCCGTGCAGTGGACTGCGAACGTGCGATACACCGGCTCGCATTGCTTGCGCAGGTATTGTTTGTACTTGCTCTCCGACATCTTGGGGCGAAACGGCCTATCTAATTGAAAAAACCTGGCGTGCTCCTGCTTAGACTTGGGCCGCCGGCTATACAGGATCTGACTTAGCTGCTCGGGTGACGCTAGGTTGTACGGCATGTCGCCCATGACATGGCTGACGATCTCGCGCAGGTCTTGTTCGAGCACGGCCTTCTCTTCGCGGAACTCGCGCTCGACCCGCAGCAATGTGCCTGCGTCAATTCGCATTCCTGCGTAGCACATTTCCGCGAGACACATCGTGAATTTACATGTAAGCAGAAGCGTCCTGTGCAGGGGTTCACCCATATAGTCAGCTAGTTGCGCAAGGTACAGGTCCGTTGTAGCGCGCAGGTCTTGCTTGCCATATTCCTCGACAACTTCCCAGGGCATGGCCTCGTAACCCACGCCCTTGTTAAAATATTCCTTGGTAGCGTCGGACTTTTGTTCACTTAGATTACGCCTTTCACATGACGCGGCTAACGACATAGGCATGCGGCGGCCGCGCGCCAGCAGATACTCACCCACCATGGTGTCATGGATATCGCCATGGTAATCGATGCCGACCGCCCATATCCATTGCAGGTCGAACTGTGCATTGTGCATAACGAGCAGGCTGGCCTCTTCCTCTACCAG